GGCAGTTATTACTTTTGCCATCGGTAGTTGAAAAATTATTCCAGCTTTCAAAACATGGGGAACTTTTGAAAAAATTAAAACCAGCTTCGACTTTAGAATTAGCTGATGCTTTGGCTCTTATCCGGCCTGGCAAATCTGATCTCTTACCAATATATCTTAAGAATAAAGATGTGGCCAGAAAATTGCTTTATGCCAAAGAAGAAACTGGTTACTCATTTAAAAAATCTCACGCCATTGCATATGCCATGGTTGTTGAATTACAACTTAAGTTGGCAGATCTTGATAGGTTATAATATTCTGAGATCCCTTTACGCCGGCCACAATAAATAACCAGCAGTTCTCATATTAAACTTTAATTACTTTATAAATGAATACCATAAACGTTATCAAAAGAAATGGTCTCAAAGAGCCATTGACCATTGAAAAATGGCAAAATCAAATCGCAAATGTGTGTAATGGCGTAGCGGATGTGAGCCAGAGCATGATTGAAATAAAAGCTCAACCACATTTCTACGACAAAATTACAACACGTGAGATTGATGAAATTACTCTTCGAGCAATTGTCGATCTTATCGATGTTGAAGCTAATCCAGACATCGGCCACACGAATTATCAATATGTTGCAGGCAAACAACGTCTCAGCATGCTACGTAAAGACGTTTATGGGCAGTATGATCCTCCGCGTTTATTTGAAATCGTAAAGAAAAATATTGCTGCTGGGCTATACACTTCTGAACTTCTTGAATGGTATTCAGAAGATGATTGGAATAAGATGGATGAAATCATAGATCATAGTAAGGATGAACAATATAGCTATGCGGCAATTGAACAATTAATTGAAAAATATCTTGTTCGTAATCGCGCCACAAAGGAAATCTATGAAACTCCTCAAGTTCGTTACATGGTTGCAGCTGCAACTGTCATGCATAAAGAAGAGCCAAATAACGCCAGAATGCGTTATATCAAAGAATATTATACTGCGGCCAGTGATGGTCTTTTCACGCTGGCTACACCGGTTCTTGCCGGGCTTGGTACCCCTACTAAACAGTTCAGTAGTTGTGTTCTTATTCGCAGTGATGATGACCTTGATTCTATCTTTGCTTCTGGCGAGATGATGGCAAAATACGCTGCCAAGCGAGCAGGAATTGGACTTGAAATCGGAAGGCTACGGCCGCTCGGTTCACCAATTCGTGGTGGCGAGGTTATGCATACTGGCATGATCCCATTTTTGAAAAAATGGTTTGGCGACTTACGGTCATGCAGCCAAGGCGGAATTCGCAACGCGTCAGCTACCGTGTTTTACCCAATCTGGCATTATCAGTTTGATGATTTGATTGTTTTAAAAAATAATCAAGGAACTGATGAAACTCGCGTTAGACACTTGGACTATGGCGTAGTATTGAGCGCATTTTTCTTCAGGCGTTTCAAGAATAAACAGGATATTACTTTCTTTGATCCGAATGAAGTGCCAGATTTATATGAAGCATTTTATTCTGATATGAATAAGTTTGAAGCGTTGTATGTGAAATATGAGCAAGATCCAAAACTGCGCAAAAAAGTTATTTCTGCTGAAGAAGTTTTCAAAAGTGGCATTTTAAAAGAGCGCACAGATACTGGTCGCATTTACCTGGTCTTTATTGATAACGTTCTAAAACAAGGTCCATTTGACGGTAAGCATCATCCAATTTACCAAAGTAACCTCTGTCTCGAGATCCTGTTGCCAACAGTTCCGTTTAAATCCCTAGATGATGAAGGTGAATTTAAATTAACACTTGATAATGGACAAGAATTAACATTGCCGGGACAACATAAAGTTTTATTGGCTAATGGAGATAAAAAGAAAGTTAGAGAGTTAACCGAAGAAGATGATATACGGGATTTATTATTATGAAAATTTATAAACCAGCATATCTATACATAAAAATACACAATAAAACAGGTTTAAAATATTTTGGAAAAACATCACAAGATCCATATGCATATTTTGGTAGTGGAATTGATTGGTTAAAACACTTAAAAACATATGGCTATGATATTTCTACAGAATTGTTGAATGATAATAAACCATATACTGATGAAAACAAATTAATTGAAGATGCGATAAAGTTTTCTATAGAGAATAATATAGTTGAGTCATGCAAATGGGCGAATAAAAGAATTGAAAGCGGTGATGGTGGCGATACTTCCATGTGTGAAAACTATATAAAAGCTATGGCATCAAGAAACCAGCGTGGTCCTAATAATCCAATGTGGGGTAAAAAATCCGTCGCAAAAGGAAAAACTTATGAAGAAATGTATGGGATAGAAAAAGCAAATCAGTTAAAATCTGAAAGAATAAAATCAGCAACTGGTAGAAAATTATCCACAGAATCTTTAGAAAAGATGGCAAAATCTATCTCAGCAGCAACAAGAGGAATTCCAAAATCTGAACAACATAAAAAGAATATGAGAAAACCGAAGACACAGGAACATAAAAATAACCTTAAAGGTCCACGCGAAAGAATAGAATGTCCGCATTGCAAAAATGTAGGCGGAATAAGCCAAATGAAGCGCTGGCATTTCTATAACTGTAAATTATTTAAGGATAAAAATGAAAGTAATTAAAAAGGAATGCATTAGAAAAGTACCGCAAATTGCGCTGTGTACACTTGGTAGTATAAATTGGGGCAGCTTTAGACACCCAGAAGACATGCGTCGGGCGTGTCGCATACTTCATCGCTCTCTTAACAATATACTTGATTACCAAGATTTTTTGAGTATTCATAGCAAATTGTCGAATGACTTTATACGGCCGCTGGGTATCGGTGTTACTAATTTAGCATACTGGCATGCAAAACGCGGATTAAAATATGGAACAGCAGAGGCATTACAGGAAGTAAAATCTTTCATGGAACATCAAGCATATTACTTGACAGAAGCTAGCGTAGAACTTGCTAAAGAACGTGGTGCATGTCTTCATAGTGATAAAACGCGGTATGGACAAGGATTTTTCCCATGGGAATTACGCGCTGAAGGCGTGAATGAACTTGCAAATTTTGCACCAGAGCTGGATTGGGAAACATTACGCGGCAATATGAAAAAGTATGGCGTGCGCAACGCAACTCAGATGGCGGTAGCACCAGTTGAATCGAGCTCAGTTGTTATCAATTCAACTAATGGAATTGAAATGCCAATGAGTTTAATTTCAACCAAAGAAAGTAAAGCTGGTTCATTTACCCAAGTGGTTCCTGAATATCATAAATTAAAAAATAAATATCAACTTATGTGGGAACAAGAAGATTGTGTTGGCTATTTAAAAACCGCTGCAGTTATTGCAGCTTATGTTGATCAAAGCATCAGCACGAATACTTTTTATTCGCCAAAGCATTTTCCAGATCGTAAAGTTCCATCAACATTAATTGCAAAGAATTTGATGTTGGCACACCATTGGGGGATAAAAAGCTTCTATTATAGCCTCATTGAAAAACAAGGTTCAAAATTTGTAGATGAAACGCCGCAAGATACACCGCTTAAACAAATCGATTTTGACGATGAATCCGATTGTGAAAGCTGTAAACTTTGACAAGCAAAATAATAGCATGAATTACAAAAAACACTATAATCTGTTAATTGAAAGAAGCCGCAATAGAATAATTGAAGGATATGTTGAAAAACATCATATTATCCCCAGATGTCTAGGCGGCTCTGACAATATAGACAATATCGTAGTATTGACTCCAGAAGAGCATTTTTTAGCACATCAGCTTTTACTCAAAATGCACCCCAACATTCAATCTCTGGTATATGCCGCAGTTTTAATGACCACTCATCATACTAAACAGCGGGTCAATAATAAGCTGTTTGGCTGGCTTAAACGGAGAGCATCGACAGCTAGAAAGCAGTGGTATGCTGAAAATGAACACCCTAAGGGAATGTTAGGAAAAATTCATACTGAAGAAAAGAAACAACAAATATCAGCGTCTACTAAAAAATCAAAGATAGAATCAATTGGAGTCAAAGTATACGCGTACAACTTAGATGGATCTTTTTATAAAAAATATTTAACTTTGACAGATTGCGCTTTGGATCTAAAAACAAATGCTTCTAATGTGAAATATACAGCAGAAGGTAAATTTGGGCACTGTAAAGAAAAACAATTAAGACACGA